CGATGATACGCTGGATGTTTTGAATCTCTTCTTCAGCAGCTTTCTGGCGAAGCTGGGCGGCTTGCTCGCGACCTCCCTCTATATGCTCCATGCTGTCAGCACTACCGCGAAGAAAATGAGACGCTCGAGTGCTCGCTGCAGCCTGACCTTCCATTGCTGCTAATTGATTCTTTTTTGAACGCCAACCCATCCCGGCAACCGCGTCAGCCGTCCCGGTAAGATTACTCGCGTCTCTCGCGAACCGCTCGCCGACGGTCGTTCTTGAATTTATCTGCTCGTTGTAGAGTATCCGCGTGACGTCGTTCTCAAGCGGCCGGCGTCTTTCCATTTCCTCGGCACGTCTTCGCGAAGCCTGCTCAGAGCTTCTCGCACTCCAAGCCTCGCCAACCGCACCAGTCAACGTCTCTCCGGAGGTCGCGTAATTAAACGCCTCCCCGGCAGCAATGCCACCGGCAATGCCAGCAACAAGTAAACCGCCAGTTCCTGTTGCAAATGTCCCGATGCCACGCATAGCAGAGCCGGCCCATCTAGCCGCTCTCCCTGCCATTCCTTTTGCTCGCCCCCACCATCCGCCTCCTGCAGGCCCGCCGCCACTGCCACCACCCGGGACTGATGGTCCGCATGACTGTGCCTTGCACACCGCAGCCTCGCTTATCGCAAGTGCCGCGTTAATTCCAATGGTTGCTGTCTTGACTTTTTTGAGTGCCTCTAGTGCACCTGTTATCGACTTGTAGACCCCGTGTATCCCGTGGAGTGCCTGAGACACTGACTCGATTGCTGCAAACCACTGCATCCACTTCTTGACAGTTGCATCGTCAGTGTCCATCGCAGCGGCGTACGCAAGTGCGGCAGATTTCGCTAGGCTTGTCAGGCTTTGGAATCCGGTCATAAGTGAACCGAAGAATTTCTGATACGCCTTGTTCTTCGCGGTAGTGTGCCGCTCGACTTCGCGTGCTGACTTCTCGATAGCGTTGTTGATTTTTTCGTAAGTACGAACGCCAGTCTCGGCAGTTTTCTTTAGCGAGTCATCGAGCTTGTTAGTTTCGTCGTTGAAACCGGACAGCTCAGAGCGGACATCCTTTAAGCGTCCCTCTAGTTTTTCTAGCTCTGCAGTAGCCGCTGACGCCTTGCTGTGCTCGGAAGCAGCCTCTCGACCGAACTTCTCGCTAACATTACTGAATCCGCTAAAGGCTCTTTTATTTTCAGATGCTTCGGCAGCTCGCTTTTCTGCATCCGCCCTTACCTTTATTAGCCGAATCCGCTCTTGCTCAAGTGCGGCTTCTTGCCGAAGCAATTCCTTCCCACGAGCGTTATTCGCCTCTTGGAGCTGACCGATATCCCTCATTTCGGTCTTTACTTTTTCAAGATTAGCATGAAGCCTGCCGAACTCCGAACCGTTCGACGAGGCCTCCGCCAGCTTGATAATTAAATTCAGCTCTTTATCCACTGGGCACCGCCTTTACGATGTTTGCGACTTGCTGGGCGAGCTTCTCTTGCTTGTCGCGTTCGACCAAAATGTCGATGAGTGCGAGGCGATGAGAAAGCCATTCGCTCGAGCGTTGCTCTTCCGTAAGGCACGTTCCGCTGGTCGCCTTAACTTTGCAGTAGAGATTGTAAAGGTCGCGGTTCGGTTCAGAAAGCTCATAGTTATGAGCCTCGTCTGGCGACTTTTTCGGGCAACTCCAGCAAGGCGGCGGGCCTGTCCGCTCAATCGGCTTCCCGTGTCGAAACTCCCGCTTCCCGCGTTGGTCGTAAACCCATCGTTTACAATCAGCACAGGAGCGGGTAGCGACTTCTGGGTGCCTGAAGAGCGTTGTCAGCCCGCTCGTCAGTTTTTTAGTCGAGCCTCTTCGACCGCGTCGTTCAGGTTTGTGCCATCCATCGCACTGACAACCTCAGTCCGGTCCAGCTCAAGCTTGACCTCGACCGGTTCGCCCGGGTCGCTGTCGCTTCCGCGGGTGCCGTAAATGGCAATCGCCTGAATGTCGTTGAATAGCCGGAATTTCAAGCGAAGGATATTCTTCGCTGTGATTGGGACCATTGTTCCGTCAGGTTTGGTCAGGTCCCACTTCCGCAGAATCTTCTCCAGCTCCATTGCAGTGACTCGGTCTTGCTGGGCCCGGTCCTTGCACTTTTCCATCTTGTCGAGAAACAGGGACCGCTCCTCGACAAGCAGCGGCTGGAAGCTGAAGTGGACGCCACCGTGAATTCCTTCAGCTGGTGCCAAGTATCCGTCTTCAGTCCCGTCAATAAAAGCTCCACTCACACTTCACCTCAAAATTACGGAGTGCTGTCGTTAGCGAACGACACCTCCATAGTGCTGCCCTTCTTGTATGCCGTGAAGGTCAAAGGCAGCAGCATTTCATTTCCGCGACTTCCGGAAACGGGAGACGTGTTGTCCGCTTTCAAATTACCAAACGTCATAGTCAATGATACGGTGCCGTTTGTGATTGTCAAAGTCGCACCGTCGATACCAGCCTCGCTGATATTGCCAAACGCACTGAGCGTATTCGAGCTGTACGGAACAGCGAGACGCAAGCCAACCTGCCGGTCGCCTGCTGGAATTCGTCGGCGATAAAGCGAGTTCATCTGGCGGTCTGTAATCAGGCCGTTGTCAAGAACCAGCTCGAAGTCCCGGATTTCGTAGCTGTTCCCGCCGTACGCGAAAACCGCTTCACTGAAAACGTACGGTTCCTTGTCGTCAATGGCCGTGATAGTCCCCGGGAATGAACTAGCAGAAACGGTTTCGTTCTTGCCTTCGATGTCCAGAGAAACGCCAATCAATCCGCCTTGGCTTCCGCGAATTGTCATCCGGCCAATCTTGCAGCCGCTGTACATGAATCGATTGCCGGTTCGGTCGACGATAATTCCAATCGTCGGAACCTGTTCGGTGAGAGCAAACGGAGTCGATGCGGTTCCCGTGACGAAGTACAGAATCGAGTTGAGCTCGACCGGAGTCGGGGTCATTTCAATGGACCCGCGGACAACGTGTGCAACCTGCCGGACACGCTCGTGATTGCGAGAACGAGTCCCGCGAATGCCGCCGTTGTAAGCAAAGCCATCAACCTTTCCAAGGCTCTCGGAAAGGAATTCGATTTGAAGTGCTGACGCGAAGTCGCCAACCGCAACCGAGCCGTCGTACGCAAGATTGTCGGTTACTTCGTCAACGTCCCCCGTGCCTTCGAGTTGCCAAGCAAGCTTGCTGTTCGTCGAGATTGAAACGTCACCGTAAATTTCAGCCATTACAAACCTCGCGTTTGGCGAGCCTCACAACGTATAGTCAGCGAGCATTGAAATAAGTTATTCCAGACAGCCGACGGACTGATGACTGGGCCGGGCTCAACCTTTGTGCGGTGAGCATTCCAGTCGCCACCAGTGACGAGTTGCTGGTCCCCTCGAAACGCCTTTGCAATCAACTCCCGCCACAACAGGAATTTATTGAGATTCGTTTCTGACAGGTCTTGATTGTTCTTGGCGAGAATCGACACGAGCACTGGATACCCAATGTCATCGCGTACGTTCGTCCCGCCGGGTAATTGTTCTGTTCCGAGTGGAGACACTATCACTGCTGGGTAAGGATACGTCTCGGAATCGTGACCACGTTCTGTCGGAATTTTTCTGATAAGTACGTTAGAGCCGACGTCTGCGAGGTTGACTGCGATTATGCGAGCCTGTATTGCCTGTAACAGCAGGAAGTGAATCGAATCAGAGCCGGAAGTTGTCGCGAAATACTCAACAGAGGATATCGAATCAACGCCTCCCGACGAAGAGACAACATACCCGAAAAAGTGGCCGGGGTCCAAGTTCAACGAAACATTGCCATTTCCGAGCCTTGCACTTCCAAGCGTCCAGACGCCGTCGCTGCCCAGACCGCCGGTAAAACGCTGGGTGTAAACAGAGTGGCTGTCCAGCACTCCGCCGCCGGCTATCGCAACGGTCGCCCCCGTGCCGTCTTCGTTATCTGTCCAAGTGTAGGTGGTCGGCATTATCTATTCTCGGGGAGCTTGCTCAAAATGTAGTAATACACAGTCTCCATTATCTTATCCACGGTGTCCTGCCGAAGATACATGAATTCGCGAGCCGGGATTGTACTGGTCCCGAAATTCTGTGCCGCCGCGTACTCGAGGTCGACCGTCGCTGTGATGCCACGTTCGGTCAAAAGGTAATTGCTCTGGTTGCTGACTTCTGATAACAGCTCTCCGCTGTCAATCAGCAGGTCGTGCGGGCCCATTGCGGCAACGGTGGCCGGCGAGTGCTCGGGCCAAGGGTTTCCGTCGGAGTCGACTTGGTCCGAGAAAATCTGCCAGAAATTGTCCTCGAGGTGATACGCAACCTCTTTCCAAGCCGGCTTGAAATCGCCCTGCTTCAAAAAGCCCTCAAATGCGTTCAGGACCTCGATACCCTTTTCAAGGTCCATTTCCATTATCGCATCCTCGAACAGTTCAGGACATGCCGGTTGCCCATCATTGAGGTTGAGATACCGTCGACAATCCACGCCTCGCCATTATCGCCTGCCGAAGCAGGGATGGTCAGCTTGTCGCCAATCCGCGGGGCAGTGATGGAGTATCGATTAAGCTCTTTCTGCCACACCGCGAAGTTCCGCCGGTTGTTGATTGCGAACGACGCCGGCTCTTTTGTGTCCTCGCGAGTCAACGGACGGACTTCAATCTCCCCGATGTCAACTCCAGCCTCATACGAGCTCGAGCCGGTCCTTCGGTAGTACCGCCCGGTAGTCTTGCAGTCCTTCGGGAGCATCCCGGGAATTCGTGCTAGGCTCGTGCTATCCATTAAAACACCACGTCTGTGATTGAGGCCATGAGTGATTTAATCGTCGCGTAATCGCCCGGGGACTCTTGCTTGAGCGAGTAGCTGTAGTATTCGAATGACTCGCTCGAGAAATCGAGCCCTGCATTCGCAACAGTCTTGGCAATTTGCCTCGCAAGCAGAATCGCCAACAGCTTGTGGTCTCCCGGGACCACGTTCGTTGAACCGTCAAAACCGGCCGTGTAAGTGACCTTGATATTTCCGATTCCCGGAAGGTGCGAGCCCACCAAGTCGGCACCGTACTTTTTGATGTAGTTCGACCATACCATTCCGATACGGTGAACGATGCCAGTCTCTGAGAAGTTCGCCCGAGAGATATCCAAGGCGTAGTCAACGCCGCTTGTCAATAACGTCGACGCAGCGAATGCACCAGAAGCGGAACCGTAGTATCCACTGTCGTCGACGTATATTGAAGCAATGGCAGTCACTGGCCTGTACCGAAGCACAAGCGTCGTCAATCCGCTCCCGCTGTAATACTCAGTCAGGGCCTGAGACGAATACAAATAACGGCTTGCGTTTGAGATAATCGATTCAGCTTTTGAGATTGCCGATTCAATTACCGCATCGTCAGCCGTTCCGCTGATTTGCAGCATTGCCTTGTATTCAGCGAGCGTGACGATAGCCATTGATTAGCGGGTGACAAAAACCCGGCCTTCTCGAGAGGTCAGAGCACTGCGAAGGGCTTGCCGGTACTTGTCCGGTACGTCCAACCCGAGCTCGTGACGTGACAGGTAAAAGGACTGATTGACCGGGTGGTCAACGCTCTTGTTTGGAGCGTAAGAGTACGGGTCGCCCTGCGATTCCATCCAGACTGGCTCGCCGGCGTCGTTGTACATCGGCTGTTCCGTTACCGGGTCCCAGCTGTGAATCCAGATTGTAATCTTGCGATTCTTCGGCTCAGCAAATACCTTGCCGCCGGACTTCAGCCGCTTGGCCTCGTCACAGAAAACCTTGGCAGCGGCGAATGCCTTGGCCGCAACAGCTTCAGTCTCGTAGCCAGTGTTGCTTGAGAGCATTGCCCCGAACAGCGTCAGGGCCACTGGCTCGAGTTCTGAAACGTTGAGAGTCTCTTTCGGCTGCGAGCCGTTCTTGTTGTCGTTCGACATTTTCGTCCTCGAAAGCTTTCCACAAAGCGGGCGGCAGCGTTTCGCCGCCCTTCACTTCATGGAATTTACGAAAACTACGCGGTGTCAAACAACCCCAAGTCAACCAAGGCCTGAACCACATTAGATGTTGCAGCCCAGTTGCTGTAGTTAGCCTTTGCCCGCTGCACAACCGGAGTCTTGCCGTAAAAACCCAGCTTTTGAGACGCGGCAGTTCCGATTTGAGTACCGGTCGTGGTTCCGAGTGCGATGTTCTCGCCTTCGCCAATCGTCAGGCCGGCAGCGGTTACAGTGAAAACTGCGTTTCCTGTCGCGTTATCGACAAAACGAAAGTTCCCGCTGCTCCAATCTGTCCGGACGTTGTAAACATATCCAGTGGACATTTTTTCCTCGCGATGATAACGAAACAGGACGGGGCGTAAACGCCTCGCCCTGCCTCGCGTGAAGTGGTATCAGTTGACGATTACAGAGGCGAAGCCGGGATTGCCCGCGGATACGCACTGTCTGCGAGAATCGCGAGCACGCTCACTAAACATGAGTTGTCCGCGTTGTCGCCTTCAATGGTTGCACTGACTGCGGTGAACCCGCCGTTTGCGTCAAGGTCTTCGGCCCGCACTTCAACCAGCAAGTGCAAAGCGTTCGTGTTGACGTCAGCGACCACTCGAGTTGCACCGGACGGGACCGAAGCACCGAAGGAAATGAAGTCGTCGGCAGTGCCGGAACCAACATGGACTTCGGTCCAAGTTCCTTGTGCGGTCATGGTGCCGGTCTTGTACCAGCACCGCGAAACAGCCAGAGCCTTACTGCCAGAGCCGGCAGTGTCGGTGGCTTGCTTCACTTCGAGGCCCAAGTCATCCACGTCTTCCGAGCCGCCCTTGACGAGCAACAGGTAGACGCGGTCGTAATTCTTCAGCGAGACCCAGTCCATCGCCACGTCTGAGTTGGCGTCTGATTGCCAAGCCAGCGGGTGAATGTCCAAGCCCTTTTCAAACAAACTTCCGGGAAGCATGATTTCCTCTCTAACGAAAATGTAACTGTGAAGGCCAGAGCCGTTATGGATTAGGCTCGGGTCTCAAGGGCGACGAAACTGGACTGAGTATTGGAACCCTTGTAAGGGGTCAATGGAGTGTCGTCCCACGGGCGAGCGTCGAGACGCATGGTGAACTTCAGAGCGGTCTGGTCAGTGAGGAATTCGACGTGAGTCGAAGCCATCTGGCTAACGCCACCCTTGGTGATGGATAGGACTTGGCTCAAGTCAGCCAAGAGCAAGTCGCCCACGGTTCCGACGGTCGCATTGAATTCAGTTTCAACGCGAGGTGCGGTCTTCAGCATCTGAGGTGCAACACCTGCGATGCCGTTGTTCGGGCGGTACAGGGCGATACCAGCGGTGCCGATTGCTTGGCTCAACGAATCGAGTTGAGGTCCGCAATCTTGGTTGTGGAACCAGCTGTATCCGTCAGCTGCAGCGTACCGGCGAGCCCACATTTTGTCGATGTTTGCTGCGACGATGGTGCTTGCGGCCTGTCCGGTTTCCTTGGTGATGTTCACCAAAGAGCCCGAATTCAAAATGCCGAGAGGCTGGCCGACACCCGTTCCATTGAAGATTGCGTCGCCGATGAGGAAGTTGAATTCCTCGGCTGCACACTTCTCCACGTACGACTGGACAGCGGTTCCACCGTCCGAAATGAGCTCTTCGGTCAGGTAGACCAGAATGCAGAGCTTCTTCAGGCGGAGCTGAACCTGTCGCATCTTCGGTGCGGACTTGGTGCCGGTCTGGCCTTCGCCCAGCCAGTATCCGCGGATACCGCCCTTGCGGCTTCCGTTTGCACGGCTGGTTTCAGCGTTCCGCATGAAAACCAAGTTGTTGCCAGCGACAGTGTAGTTGTCGGTCAGCGAGAAAATCTTGTTGTTGTAGACCCGCTCCAACATCCGGTCGGAGTATTCGGGCTGCACCATGTACCCGCCGTCTTCAGCGGCACCAACCGACATGCCTTGGACTGCCTTGTAGCAGCTGGCGTGACGATTTTGCCACTCTGCAGACTTCGAGTCCCGGAGACCGGTCAACAGGAAGTCGCCGAAAGACTTGAAGCCGCCTTCCTTCGCACCCTTGTACCCGGGGAGGTACGAGTTCTTGCGAAAGTTCTTCATCGTGTTCTCGCCGCGTGACCACAGGTTGTCGATTCGAACGACGTCCTGAGGCCCACCCTCTTCGATGTAAGAGACTGCGACGCCACCGTCACCACCGACAACTCGGTAGTTGGGCTGGTCGAGACTCTTGAGGGTCTCGAGAATGGCGGCTTGAGTCTTCTCGACCGCCTGAAGCTTTTGTTCAATGTTCGACATTGTAACCTCGTAGAAAATTTAGCGTTTGAACGCCTTCAGAAAGTCGAGCGTAGCCTGAGACGATTTTGTGATAGTCTCCAGCCGTTCACTCACGACACCGTCACCCTCGGTCCTCACGTCGGAGCGAGACTGTTCAACAAAATTCTGCAGCTGTTGTGCACAGGACTTCAGAATTTCAGCCTCCCGCCCGCGGATATTTCCGGACTGGACAACTGACTTGATTCGTTCTGCAATTCCACTCGTTGCGAATCGATTACGGGCCCCTGAGGCGAGAAACGATTTCAACTTCTCGTGCCAGTCAAGCCGGCGTCCGTTCGATACGAGTGGAGTGTAGTTGTACTTCGGGTTCTGCACGTAAGACTTCGCATACGTGTCTTCAACCTTGCCCATCATCGTCGACAATGCTTCGAGCGTGGTCGCGATAAGAGCCTCGATTTCCGGGTTCTCGAGAGTGGTTGCACCCTCTTGGATGTTTACCCGGACTTCGTTGAGTGCGTTGTAAGCGGCTTCGACCAGCTGTGCCCCGTAAGGCTTTGGCGTCTCTTCTCCGCCGTTGCTCTTCATTTCGCCTTCTGGGTCAGCGGCTGCGTCCGGGCTTTGGCCGGGAGCTGCAGCGGCAACGTCAGGGCTTTTCCCGGGAGCGGCCGGCGGAGCGGCTGCTGCAGGAGGTGCGGCACCGGGCTTGGTCCCCGGAGGGGGAGCGTCGCCGGGTCGTTTCATTTCTTCGTCTTGCTTTTTCACTTGACCTCCGAGAGCGTCGCCCTCTTCACAGTCGCACTTCATCTTGTCGTCACAGGCTTTTGCAAACCGCATTTTTATGTCTCTCTTCGTGCTGTAACCCGGAACCTGCAGCTTGCGTTCAGGGATTACAAGCTCCAGAGACTTCGCGATACCAGCTGAGATTCTGCGGCCGGCGAGATAGCCTTTTGCAATCACGTCTTGGACCGCCTCGGGATTGCACCCAATCGGCACCCATGACCACTCAAGCAGATACCACTTGTTGAACCTTTGGACGCCATTGACCCGGCTGGGCGAACCGATAGGGTCGAACCGAATCGAAGTCGCCCGGATGGTCTTCTCGTTCACCAGCTCAAAAATCTGTTCGGCTTCCAGAAACTTATTCGTGAAGTGACAGGTCGCTTTGATGTTTTCGCTGGTGGGGTAAATCTCAAGCTTACCAGTTTCCTTGTCTTCTGAAATGCCAATCGGTTTGGTGAACCCATCAAAGGCATGATTCCAGAACACAACCGGATTGAGCCGGTACTGAGTGAGGTCGCAACCGAGCGGGTCCATTGAGTCCCCGACACGGTCCACGGCAGGAGTCGAAATGATTGCCGAAGCGGTCATTTTGCTCGAGTCAACGTCGACAACGTAGCCTATCTGTGGCAGAGAAATAGTTCCGCCAGTCATCGATAAGTTGTTGTTTTCTTTGCTCACAGCTGGTCTCCCGCGATTAAATGTAGGCGAATCAGTCGCCCACCGCGTCATTGCTTTACAATGAATGTAAAGAATTCAGGGATTACCAGCGAAAGATTCTTGTGCCTGATTATGGCGTTCACCGCGTCGAAATAGCAAAGGCGAGTCTTCGGCTGCACCCAAGCCCCGTTGTAGTAGTATTGCTTCACCGAGTCATCGCTGTTGAGCTGCATGATAACGACCGGGTGCTTCGCGGATTTGATATACGCCACCGCCTCTCGCATTTGACGAGAGCCGAGAATCTTTGTGGTCGTGTGAATCTCAAGTTTGCCATGCCAAACTATCCCACCCTCTAACTCAAGCACGGCTCACTCCGTCATGTATTTCTTGACGTACATTTCGTGGAACTTCCGCCGGCAAGCGGTTGCACTCGCTCTCATCTTTTTCTGCATCAGGTCGGACTTGAAGAGCGAAGACGCTTTCACGGAGAGCACGTCGAACAGCTTTGCCAGAAGCTTGTATCGGTCTGAGCTCATGTTCCGAATCGTGACGTATCCGGACGTGCAGAAAAAGTTAGCGTCCAGCATTATCCGGGCCAGCTCCCCGGTCTCCTCCGGGCTCATTTCTAGCGAGTCGGGCTCGGTGTCGATAATTTCCATTGCCCGGAGTACGGCCCACTGCATCCCGGGAGAACACTTGATTTTTATCATCGATTTCTCCCCACAAGCGTTCGAAGTGGTCGTGGGCTCTCAGCACTGACTCTACTTGGTAATTCATTTCGTCCCTCTTGGTATCTTTTGTGAGCTTCCGCATTCTTTGCAGTAGTAGTACACAACCGCCGGCCTGCTGCTGCCGGCTTTACACTCCCCGCCGCATTCAGTGCATTTGACTGTCTTGGTATTCCAGCGTGGCTTGTACTTCCGTTTCTTTGGTTTCACTCAATCACCGTATGCTCTAAGTGACATCGACACCGCGGGTGTGCTGGAGGACCGTTCTCGAAAATGTCATCAATCAGGGCACCGCTGAGAGCTGCACAGAGCTCGCACGGCCCAACCTCCGTTGTCCACACGCTCACGATTTTACGCCGCTTCGAAGCTTCCGCGAACAGGTTAATCAGGCCCATTGGCAAAGCTTTGTACTGAGTGACTCGAGTTTTGGCGTGCCGGACAGCCAACCCCTCGCCGATAGTCCAGAGCCGGGTCACAATCGTAACCGCGGCCGTGTTTACCCAAACCTCGTCCAGTTTATTTTCGGTCGACAGCTCAATCATTCTTAAAGCAATCTGTCGCAAAAAGTCGTCAACCTCAGAAACAGGCATTCGCGGGATAGAGCGAATATCCAACTGAACCAGCAAGCCCTCGTAAGCGGCTTCGGCAATCTCGAGCATCAGGTCCTCGAGGTCCATCAACTCGAAACAGTCAATCTTCTGCTCATCCCTTTCGGCACAACAGCAACGCTCGACAATCGAGTTTACTTTTGCGAGCATCCGCTTTTCGTATTCCGGCCGGTTCTGTGGGTTCACTTTTCGCTCGCCGGAAGTCTCTGGATATTGAGCGACTTGACCGAGCTTGGCTGCGGGGCCTGTTTCCAGTATCCGCGAGCCAGAACAGAGTCGACGTTCACGTTATTGACGACGACGCCGTCTTCGAGCTCAATCCGCCCAACTCGCCTCCCTTCGCTCTCGCGTTCAAGAAACAGCTTGTCATTCCCTCGAGTAGCAATCAGCATTGTTAGTCCTTTTTTGAAAGTAGTTTTCGTAGCTCTTTTAGTTTTTGCATCGAACCGGGATATGCCGGCTCGTTCAATTCTGCAATGCTCTTTCCGTCGCCGTCGTAGTAGTCTTCAAGCGGAACGGATTTCTGCGGCTTCTCGCCCTGCTCGTATCCAATTGCAACGACAATCGGAATCTTGTAGTCGATGGCACCCTTTAACAGTTCTGGCAGCGAGCCATTAAAATTTCCCATCCATTTTGTTGCGGTGCCTGTGTTGATTACAATCTTTTCAACGTCGTTCACGCTCACGCCGCCGTGAAACTGAGCCTCGATGTAACTGTTCGTTGACCTTCCGATTCGGCCGGGTTCGTGCGGTGCGACCGAGTATTCTTTATGGTCGCTGTACGGACTTGCTGGCAGTGCGTTGTCGAGCGAGTCTCCGAATGTAACTGTAGACCTGCCCTTGATTTCCTCTTTCAAGATATAAGCAACTTCGCCGTATCCGTCGAGTGCGATTGAGCCGTGCGAGCCATGCTCGTTGCTGACGTATCCGTAAATCGGCCGCTTCTCGTTTTCGATTTTGTGCGGCACGCCCATCGCGTTCTTTTCGACGTCCCTGCGTAGACGCTCATTTAACGCACCCTGCGAGTTGCCGGTTTCAAATTGACTCTTAAATCGCCCCGCCTCGAAAATATGCTTCGCGATGTGCTCGGGTTGCCTGATTGCAACTCGTGAGTTCTTTAGTATTTCGTTTCTCTGCTCCTCGGCTTCCGCTTTTATTACCTCGACTGTCTTTCCAGCCAGCAGGCTGTACTTGAATTGCTTTTCAAACTCTTCGCGTAAGTGCTTCGGCGTTCCGTCTTTTATCGCTGCTAAAAGCTTGTCTCGAACAGCGTGCACGTCTTCGATTGTGTTTAAGTCATCTTCCACCAAAGAGCCGACAATCTTTGCTTTGTCGGTGTCTGATATCGCTTCGTAATCGTACATATCATCCGCTATCCGATTCAGGGTCATAAAATCATCTTGCGGTTTCGTGTACGTTACGTCCATGCGGCGGCTGTACCGCCTCAAGGCTGTGTCGATGTAATCCTGTGCAGGCTTGACCTCATACCCAATCTCACCTTCCCGAGTCAGGACCGTTATCTCGTATGGTTCGATATCGCGGAGAATCTGCATAATCCCGTGACGCTGCGAAACGAGAGCATCGTACCCTCGAATCCTCGCTTGCTCGCGTGCGATAGCCAGCTTCGGCCGGCCGGTCTCGTAAGCCTCTTTCTGTGCCCCGTCGAGAATGCCTTGGTAGATATCGCTGCCGACATCCAGCACTGACATCGTCGCTTCAATTTTGTGCATCACCTTGCCCGGGACAATCTTCTCTCTCTTCGCCCCGTACAGGTAAGCGTGAATCACCGCACTCTCAGTTTTCAGCTGGCCGTTCTCGTACTCCATAGAGGCCCGCTCTTCGCCTGCAGCGGCCGTTCCGGCAAAGCCCCGCTTTAATCCCGTCTGGGACCTATCCTCGCGGCTAAAGTGAAATACAGTGACCATGCGGGTCCCAGAAACGTCCTTCCACTCTTCATCCTCCCCAAGCTTTTTCAGGTCTCGGGAGCTCTCGGCAAACTCGGGCACCTCCATCGGCTCTGTCGGGCCGCTCAGGCTGCACTCGCCCGCTGGTCGACTTCCGCCGGGGTTGTCCTTTCCTCCCTCGCCGCCACAGTGGCCGTGATTACCAGAACCGGGCCCGCCCTTCGTGAGCCCCATCCATTTAGCAAAGGCCTTGTAGCGTCGCTTCGCGTTTCGCTCGCCGATATCCGGGACCCGAATGAAAACCGTGTTGCCAACGGAGATTGCATCCTCTCCGCCGGTTATCTCGTCGCCGGTTCGCTTGTCGTAAAAGTAAGCCGCGGTCTTCGGATTGTAGCCAACCGGGGTCCAGTCCTCGAAGTCTTCCGGCAACTCGCGAGAGGTCTCGAACTTCCCTTTCACTGTGGCAAGCGGATACTTATTGCTCTCGCCTGTCAGAATTGTCTCCGCACCTTTTTCGTTGGAGGCAAACACAACCTCTCCGGACAATCTCACAATTGAGTCATATCCGATTGGAGTGCCGACGCTTTTCCCTCCGGTGTACTTGTGCACCGTCACGACGTACTTCCCGGTGCTGTTGTATGCGGGAATGTCAATCCGCAATGCAACGGGAGTTCCGGGCTCGAGGCTTCGGTGGGCACCGAATTTATCTTGCTTGTTCTTGCTCAGTGCTTCCTTGTACTCTTCGTCCGGGCCGAGTTTTGCGTACTC